AACCGATTTTGCAATGTGGATATTCTGGATTATTTGGATGGTCTTAATTGGAGTCTGTGTTTACAGTTTCTATTATATCGACAACAAATGGCTTGAGTAATTGGAGAATTTGGGAGAGGGTCGAGCAATAATGAGGGCGACCACAAGGCGGATATAGTAGTTGCATAAGGGATGAGTCCGCTATAAGAAAGGAGAAAAAAACGTATGAATCTTAAATCAGTGAAAATTATTGCGGTGGATTTCGATGGAACTTTATGCGAAAACAGCTGGCCAGAAATCGGAGAGCCAAACGAAGAACTGATAGAGTATCTTCGTAATCGGAAAAAGGATGGAGATAAGTTAATTCTCTGGACCTGCCGCGTGGAAGACATGCTCCAAAAAGCTGTTGAGTGGTGTAAGGAGAGAAATCTGGTGTTTGATGCGGTCAATGAGAATCTTCCGGAAATCATCGAGAACTTTGGTTCTGATACCAGAAAGATTTTTGCAAATGAGTATATAGATGACCGGAATATTTGGCCGCTGAAAGATGATGTGACCGATGTTCTTTATCTTTGCGATGGTAAAAGTTGTGGCGATACTTGTCCGGGTGTGGAATGTAAGCATACATCGGATATATCCCACGCTAAGAATTTTGCAAAGGATGCTTATGATTCTTATTGGGAGAAAGAAGCTGAATCTGAAACTAAAGATCCTGGTTCTCATGAGAAATCCAATATGGAATCATGGGCGGAGAGAGAAGTGGAAATTGCCTGCAAACGCGAAGCACCTGATCGTGAACCTGGAGAATGGGACTACGGATGTGCTTGTTACGAAAGTGCATTAAAAGCATTTAATAGCCTTTGTGAAGACGGTCATAGCGGTTTCAGCATTGGTATGACAAAACAGATTCTGAATCGGTTGATCGAATGTAAGCCACTCACTTCGATTGAGGATACAGAAGACGTGTGGGACAATACCACAGACTTTGGTGGACATCGCGGGGAAGTCGCAAACTATCAGTGTAAGAGAATGAGTTCTCTTTTCAAATATGTATATGTGGACGGCTCTGTTAAATATCGTGATGTTAATCGCTTCTATGGCGTGAACCTAGATAATCCAAATGCTTCCTATCATAGCGGACTGATTGACCGAGTAATGGAAGAAAAATTCCCAATTACCATGCCATATTTTCCAGAGAGTAAGCCATTTTATGTGTATTGTGAAGAGTTCCTTACTGACAGAAAAAACGGAGACTATGATACGGTTGGAATTCTTTATATCATCAAGCCGGATGGAGAACGCGTGGAGATCAATCGGTATTTCAAAGAGGGAGAAAAGGACTTCGTTGAAATCGACGTTGCTGAATATGAAATACGCCAGAAGATGCATGAGGAACGGCTGGAGAAAATGAAGAAAGACTGTAACGGCTGCTTCGGAGCAGCGAACAATGATTGTCTGCGTTGCGAGGAGGAACTTCAGTATGAATAGGAATAGGTTTCTCCAGGGATTAAAAAGCAACATCCAGCTTTCCGAAAAAGAGAGGCGGCGGATTATTCGGAGAAGTCTTCAGAAACATTCCTGGAAAACAAAATGTACCGTAGCGATGGAGGAATTCGCAGAGCTTCAGCAGCAGATTAGTAAACAGGTTCGAGGTTATGGCGATAGAATTGGACTCTTGGAAGAGATGGCAGATGCTTATATTTGTCTGAACTTCCTGGAGTCCATTTTTGATATTAAGCCAGAGGATTTACAGAAAGCCATTGATGTGAAGCTGGAACGGGAAAGGAGAAATTTGTGATGATCGATTTACATGTAGAGGGGTATTGTCAAGAATGCGCGGGTTTTCAACCATGTATTGAGAGATTGTATGCGGATGGCAAAATTATCGCACAAACCGTTTACTGTGAGAATCGAGAAAGATGCGCTAATATCTATGAATTTGCGCACGAAAAAGTAGGAAAGGAGATTGGTAAGGATGATTAAAAACGAATTCCCAGAGTGGATTTATAGTCCGGTCAACGATCCTATGTGGAACAATTTATTTGAACGAATTGAAGATGCACTTGGTTTTAAACTCTTCATTTGGCAGAAGACTTATATTATGGGATTAGGATATAGATGTTCAGGACAGACGACTGCCGATGTTCTTAGAAATTTAGTAGGAGAACGTACATCCGAGTCGATATATTTGGAACGACCTAAAAATCGCATGGAAGATTTTTATCAGAAGGAACTTATCGAGATAAAAAGAAAGCTGGACGATAAAGGTATAATTTCAAGAGACATAGAGAGGAAAAAACGATGACGATTGAGCGTTTATTAAAAGAACTCGGAGAACGCCATTTTGAAGTTCTTTGGAGATATGAAGTCTTAACAAATTCTATCGTTATTCAGATGGATAAAAGATACTGCCATCAATGGTATAGGTTAGCTCGTAAAGTTACATTAGATGATTTTCATCATTTTATAACCGATCAGTTTGAAGATACTATGGTTCGATTTTTAAAGGAAATGGCTCAAGAACTGGAGTATCAAATTAAAGTCGCACCGGAACCCATGAAAGGAGAAGACAATGATTAAAATTGAAAACGTTGAAGTTATGGGTTGGGAACATGCTATTCGAGGGATACGGAACCCGATGAACAGTTGGGAGAAATCCGATAGTGGAATCTGCAAAGGTGGGGATGATGGTATCGGATGTGAGAACTGTGCCAATTATGATTCCTGCGAGCATACATACGATCATTCCTGGCAGCTCGGTAAAGCAGATCACGATTTGATGATGCGACTTGCGGATACGAGGTATCGGCGAATGATTACGGTGAATCTGGACATCACGGCTCCGCTGTATTGGTGGAAAGATTTTTATACCTACGAGGTTGGAACTGTTGCGAACTCTTGTAGCACGATGCATAAGATTACTGCGAAGGAATTTGAGTGGTCAGATTTTAGCACAGAACATCTTTTGAATTTTGGAATGTGGGGTGAACAGTTTACTGATGCTGACGCAATATATGCTCCGGCTAAAACAATGGGATGTGTAATTTCTGCTCTCAATGGAGCTAGGGATAGATATCTTGATTTTAAATCAAGAGGTTCCGAATGGACAGAGCTTGCGAAACGGGCATGGTGGCAGATGACTCAGCTTCTTCCCTCTTCTTATAACCAAAAATGGACAGTCATGCTGAATTACGAAGTGCTGGCCGGTATTTATCCCATGCTAAGAAATCATGAGCTGGATGAGTGGGTAAAATTCTGCAAGTGGATTGAGGCGCTTCCATATTCAGACATTATCATTGGTAGGGTGTGGAGATAAAACATGATTCAATACTATGAGTCTATATTTTACAACACCTTGGAAGAACTATTAGCAACTTGGAAACCCAACCATCCGGATGTTTTGCGGTTGAAAGCAAAATATGGAGAAGGCATTCAATTTAGTACCATCGCACATCGAAGTGGTGTGAAGCCTCAATTTGAACTGAGTTGCTACAAACTAAAAAAATTAAAAGGAGCGTAATAATGGCATCTATTCATTATGTGATTTTATTTACCCTGATTATGGGTGGATGCTTATTCTTTTCGAAAGAGAATTGGATTTATGAAGGAGAGGAAGACGATGGGACGAGCCGAGAGAAGACGTGCTCAAAAGTTAAAGCAAAAAGAGAAAACCACTACATACAATCTCACAAAGGCACAACTCGATGTCATGGTTCGGGAAAAAATCGGAGACGAACTTATCAGAGTAAAGCAGGAGGCTACCGATGATGCGGTAAATACTGCGATGGTTCTGCTTCTGACTTTGCCATTGGAAGTGCTGATGGACCATTATTGGACAAAATCCTATGCGAAGAGAATTCCGAAGTTCACCGAACGAGTTCTGGAATACTACGAACGCTGGCAAAATGGTGAGTTGGATATGGAAAAACTGAAAGAGGATTTGTGGGAATATGGTGGTGTGAAATTAGTTGAAAGTGAGGGTGAAGCAACATGAAATGTGTAATGGGAGTTATTGCGTGTATTGTTGGGCTCGTGGGTCTGATCGGACTGATTGTGTTAAAGGCGACCAGCTCTTCTGCAACTTATATGGACGATTCGTTCCGGTGGGGAGGACGAGATGGGCGTTAAAAATGATTATCGTAAAAATGCAGAAGGGTATTCCGATCCGACTGCCTGTGAAGCACTGAGAAACATTGAGCAGGAAGAAGAACGGTTCCATAAGCTGCTGGATACGATTTTTACGCTTTGTGAACTGTCCGACTTTCACATTGAAGAGCGGATCGTCATTAAGGATAAACGAACCGGACGAATTTGGAGGTGATTATTTATGGGTGATTGGCAGAAGACTATAGATGCTCTTGTAGAAGCTTGGGAAAAATTTACGACATCTATAAAAGAGATGGTGGATGCCCTGAACAAGGCGTTTGGAGTTTCGTCACCTGAGAAAGAGAAGAAAAAGAGTCTCAGCTCTCCGGCTCGATATGGGATGTCTTTGCGGAAATCTCGAAGAAAATCCTTCGTTAAGCAGTATTCCTACCGGCCAATTGTTCAGAAGCACTTACCTTATCAGAGAAGGAACTATTGAAAATCGTCCGTACAAAGCTTGAAAGTGGGTGAAAATCACGCCCACTTTTAGGTTTTGAAAAATGGGCTTTGACCACTTTTATGTGGGCTTTTTGAGAAACGCAGGGAATTTTGGGGAAGGATTCGGACGATTTTGGTCAAATTTGTGGCCATTTGCCCACTTTCTGCCCACTTTTAAAACCCCAATTTGGTCAGTAAAAACCCAGTATTTATGCGGGTTTGCGGGCTCAAAGCCCACTTTCCCACTTTTTTTCTTAAACTATTATGATAGAAAGTTTAAAAGTATATAGTAATAGCACAAAAAAAGTGGGTTTTTGGCCACGAGCAAAAAAAATGGAGGAAATCATGAGCAAGATTAGTTGGGAGAGCTTGTATGAAAATTTTAAGTCAATCTATCCAAGGTTGTCGCGGTCATCCGTATATTTTCGTCCGTTCGGTTATATGAGTATAGTAGTGTATTTTGAGAATGGAATGAAGATGGTCTATGATGATCTCAGAAAACAGGCATATATCACAGCTTAAAGAAAATGTCAAGAGATAATGAAAAATTTCTTTTCTTCTGGAAAAATTTGTGATATACTGTAAGAGCCACACAATCTAATATCGAATCCGTTTAAGGGAATTCACTTTGGTAAAAGGTGTATTCTCTCTTTACTCATACCTTAAACGGAACGAGATTGTGTGGCAACAATGGGAGAACACTTTTTTAGGTGCGTCTCTTGTTGGGGCCGCACCTTTTTTATTGCGCCAAAATCTATCTGACTAGAGGACGGTGACATTGTGGATAGACCATATACAGAAATACAAGTTCTAAAAAAATTAGATATTCCTGACTTTCGTCATCTGACAAAGGATAAAGTCATAGCATTTGCTACAATGATTCCGGGAATGGAACCTGAAGTGGCAAAGAAGGCTTTAGAGCAGTTTCCTAACTTCGTATCGACATCTCTTGAAATTATGAAAGAGTATCGAGGTATTCTACAACAGTTGATGAATGATGACAGGGATGGTGCGGAAATATGTTACGATATGTATAATCGTGTGATGAATTCTCTTGAGTGTATTCTTGAAAATGACAATTTGACCTTTAAAGAAAAGACTTACATACTCGAACAAATGAGAGAGGTTGCCGATGAAATATCGAAAAAGGATTCCGAAAAGTCGGCTAACCGCATAAAGTTAATAGGGATTGTGAGTGGAGTGGTGGCGGGTGTTATTACAGTTTTAGGTACCGCCATTGGGGTCAATTTAACTTCTAAGCAAAACAATATTCCCGGCGATGACGAAGAAGAAAACCATTAAAAGGAGATTGAAAATGAAAAAGATTGTTATGTTTATGATCGCAGCATTTATGACGTTTTTGCTTATTGCTTGCTCTGATTCTCAGACACATGATGGCGAAGCAAAGACACCTTCTGCATCGGGAGCTCAAAAAGGAAGGGATTATCAGTCAGTTGTTGAAGATTTTGAAGAACGTGGATTTACAAACATATCGTTAGTTGCGCTTGATGATTTAATAACAGGTTGGCTGACGAAAGATGGAGAAGTTGAAAATGTTTCTGTTGATGGTGATGAAAATTATTCCGCTGATAAATGGTATTCAAATGATGTAGAGGTTATTATTACTTACCATACATTTTCGGAAGAGAGTGATTTGGAAGAAGATGAGGAGTCGAAGGAGTCAATAAGCGAAAAAGCCGAAGACAAAGCAGTAGAATCGATACTCACAATTGAAACTTGTGCTGATCTCGAAAAACTTTTATCGACTGAAGGAGAAATAAACGATTTTTATTCCACTTTTGCAGAACAATATAAAGGCTCAACGATAGTATTCGATGGTTGTATTACCTACATTACAAACCATGGCGATTACGATACTCGATATGATATTTTGATGAGCGGCGGTAATTATGTAGATGATGAAATAGTCAATCCTGGACCAATCTTTAAGTTTGAAGATGTGAATACTTATGGAATGGGAATCGAGGATTTATATCTTCCTGATTATATAAGTGTCGGATCAAATGTACATGTGACCGCTGAAGTTGAGTATTTTAGTGAGAATGAAGGTGTTTTTTATCTAAATCCTGTGAAAGTTGAGTCCCGATAAAATAAAGAAATTATTTAGCCTGTACCTATTGGAATTGGGGGTACGGGCTATTTTTATGTTTTCATTTGTTTCTTTTTGCGCGCGAAAAATACATCGACTGTTATGAAGAGAGAGGGTTAAAATGGCCATTCTCTCTTTTATTTTGGAGAAAGGAGGCTTACTTATGCTGGAAAGCGAATTTCAGAATAAACTGATCCAAGAACTGAAAAAAATGTTCAAAGGCTGCATTGTAACAAAACTGGATTCCAGCCACATTCAGGGAATTCCTGATTTGCTGATCCTTTATAACAATAAGTGGGCCACTTTAGAATGTAAGAAAAGTGTTCGCGCCAAGAAACAACCAAATCAAGAATATTATGTTGGACGAATGAACGAGATGTCGTTCTCAAGATTTATTTGTCCTGAAAATAAGGAGGAAGTGTTACATGATCTTCAACAAGCATTCTGCTCTTGAAGGGCAACACGCCTTTCTTGGCGCAAGTAAATATCACTGGATTAACTATGACGAATCCAAAGTTGCAGAATCGTATTCAAAATTCCTTGCAACTCAAAAAGGAACAGAGCTTCACGATTTTGCGGCAAAATGTATCACACTTGGACAGAAACTTCCGAAGTCCCAGAAAACATTGAATATGTATGTGAATGATGCCATAGGATTCAAGATGGTTCCTGAGCAGCCTCTTTTCTATTCGGAGAATTGTTTTGGAACAACAGATGCGATTGCATTTCGAAATCGTATGCTTCGCATTCATGATTTAAAAACCGGCGTCATTCCCGCGCACATGGAGCAGCTTGAAATATATGCTGCTCTTTTTTGTTTGGAATACAAAATCAAGCCAGCCGACATTGAAATGGAACTTCGGATTTATCAGAACAACCAGATTCTTTATGAGAATCCAACGGCTGAAACCATTGTTCCCATCATGGACAAGATCATCACATTCGACAAAGTAATCAACAAAATCAAAGAACAGGAGGGCTAATTTATGAATCCGATTGCAGAAGAAATTTTGATGCATTATGGAATGCCCCGCCGTTCCGGTCGTTATCCGTGGGGATCTGGTGATAATCCGTATCAGCATAGTGGAGATTTTCTGAGTCGAGTGGATGAACTGAAAAGTCTGGGTATGAGTGATACCGAAATTGCAAAAGCCATGGGTTTAACCACCACTCAATACCGTACGCAGAAATCGTTAGCAAAAGATGAACGTCGTGCGTTGGATGTGGCGAGAGCAAAATCTCTTCGAGAAGATGGTTTGAGCTTAAATGAAATTGCGAAAGAAATGGGCTTCGCAAACGACTCTTCTGTTCGTTCGCTTTTGAATGAAAATTCTGAGGTTCGTATGAACCAAGCTAAGACAACTGCTGAAATTATCAAAAAGCAAATTGACGAAAAAGGCATGATTGATGTTGGTGCCGGTGTGGAACGTGAACTCGGAATTTCCAAGGAGAAACTGAATGAAGCACTCTATATGCTGGAGATGGAGGGTTATCCTGTTTACGGCGGACGAGTGGATCAGGTAACAAATCCTGGGAAGAAAACAACGCTTCGTGTGATTTGTCCTCCTGGAACAGAGCATAAAGAGATTTACGATTTTGAGAATATCAATTCTCTGAAAGATTATGTCTCTCATGATGATGGGGAATCTTTTGATCCCAAATTTGTTTATCCCAAAAGCATGGACTCAAAGCGGTTGCAGATTCGGTATTCGGAAGATGGCGGCGAATTGAAGGATGGTGTTGTGGAAATTCGAAGAGGTGTTGATGACCTGTCTCTTGGAGAATCCCATTATGCTCAGGTTCGCATCTTAGTCGACAAGACACACTACATCAAAGGGATGGCGGTTTATTCGGATGACCTTCCTGATGGTGTGGATGTTATGTTCAACACCAATAAGAAAAAAGGGACACCTAAAATGGATGTTCTGAAACCAATCAAAGATGACCCGGATAACCCGTTCGGTTCTTTAATTAAAGAGGGAGTTAATGACCCGGATAACCCCACTACTGAAAGAGGAGGTCAGAGTTACTACTATGATAAAAATGGGAAGAAACAGCTTTCCCTTATCAACAAGCGAGCAGAAGAAGGGGATTGGGGCGAATGGGCAGACAAGCTCCCATCTCAGTTTCTGTCGAAACAGAGTAGAACTTTGATAAAGAAGCAGTTGAATTTAGCGGCCGCAGACAAGCAGTCTGAATTTGATGAGATTTGTTCTCTTACGAATCCAACAGTGAAAAAGGTTCTTTTGAAATCTTTTGCTGATGACTGCGATGCAGCCGCTGTTCATTTACAGGCAGCCGCTCTTCCCAGACAGAAGTATCAAGTTATTCTTCCATTGACATCTATCAAAGACAATGAGGTCTATGCTCCGAACTACAAGAATGGAGAAACAGTAGCTCTTGTGCGGTATCCACATGGTGGAACTTTTGAGATTCCAATCTTAACTGTTAATAATAAGCAGCCAGAAGGAAGAAGAGTTCTTGGGAATACACCAGCAGACGCTATTGGCATTAACAAAAAGGTTGCTGACCGTCTTTCCGGAGCTGACTTCGATGGCGATACTGTCATGGTGATTCCTTGTAATTCTTCTAATAGTAGGGTGAAGATCACTTCCACTCCACAATTAAAGGGGTTGGAAGGATTCGATCCTAAGATGTCTTATGGGACCGTTAAGAAAGGTGACGATTATTGTAACAGCAGCGGTCAGAAGATTAAGATTATGAAAAACACCCAGACAGAAATGGGTAAGATTTCAAATCTAATTACCGACATGACTTTGAAAGGTGCTACTCAAGATGAGCTTGCGAGAGCTGTACGTCACAGTATGGTCGTCATCGATGCGGAGAAGCATAAGCTAGACTACAAGAAGAGTGAGCAGGACAATGGTATTACGGCTTTGAAGAAGAAGTACCAGGCTCACGATGACGATGATGGTTATGGCGGAGCTTCTACGCTGATTTCTCGTGCCAAGTCTGAGACTTCTGTGTTGAAAAGAAAAGGAAGCCCGATCATTGACAAGGAAACCGGAGAACAAAGCTGGAAGAGCGTCAGGGAGGAGTACATAGATAAGAACGGAAAGACCCAGGTGCGGACTCAAAAGAGTGCCAAGATGGCAGAAACCAGAGACGCTCGCACTCTCTCTTCTGGGACACCACAGGAAGAGGCGTATGCGGACTATGCAAATACTATGAAGTCCCTGGCTAATCAGGCCCGTAGGGAGATGGTTAATAGCGGAAAGATAGCCTATTCTGCATCAGCAAAACAGACTTACCAGACAGAGGTTGATTCTCTTATGGGTAAACTTAATGTGGCTTTAAAGAACGCCCCTCGCGAGCGTCAAGCACAGACCATGGCAAACTCTATTGTGGCCGCTAAGAAGAAAGACAACCCCGATATGACAAAGGCGGAAATCAAGAAGGCTAATCAACAGGCCCTTACTGCGGCCCGTACTGCTGTTGGTGCCAAGAGAACCCCTGTCGAGATTACAGATCGTGAGTGGGAAGCGATTCAAGCCGGCGCTATCAGCGAGAACAAGCTTACTCAGATCCTCAACAATACAAACATTGATACAGTCAGACAGAGAGCTACCCCTCGTGCAACAACAACCCTTAGCTCTGCCAAAGTAAATCGTATTGCGGCGCTGAATGCTTCTGGCTATAGCACTGCTGAGATAGCAGCAGCTTTGGGTGTTTCCAGTTCTACTGTGTCGAAGTATCTGAATGGAAGGGAGTGAACAAAGTAAATGGCGAAGAAGTGTATGCTTACAACCATTGACAATCCTTTTGATCCATTTGAACAGTTCACTTCATGGTTACTGTTTGATGAGGAAAAAGGTTATCATTCATGTTCGTATCTTGGTAGAATTGCCAGAACATCGGACCAACTCTCTGATGAAGAGAATGACTTGGAAGTTGAACGAGCAATTGACGAGATTGTAAAATACGATTTCCGAAATATTTACAAAAAAGTTACGCGAGATGCGGTGGCTGTCTAGGTATCAGATGGTATAGGGGGGGGGGGCAGCAAAAATCGCACCCCCTCCGTCATCGCGGCGGTCTTTAAAAATTCCCCGGGGGTATTTTTCGGAGAATGTTTTTACCTTCCGGCAGTATTTAACAGAGCTCATAAGGTTGGCTAAGTAATAAGCTGTGGTTCTTTTTACTCTTTTTTCTCCTTTCGGTAAAAAAGTTTCAGTCAGCCTTGTGGGTTCTTTTAAATACTGCCGGAAAACTTTTATGAAACTATTGAAGAACAGACGGGAAGGAGGCAGTAAATGGCTAGAAAAGTAAAGAGTTCTAAATCGATGGGTTCTTCCAAAAAGATTCGTCCTGCTTTGACTCCGGAAGCAAGGGAACTTCAGATGATTTCTCTGGCTGTTGACCTGGCTGAAAGACAATTGCTGGAAGGGACTGCTTCTTCTCAGGTCATTACTCACTATTTAAAACTGGGCTCTTCCAGAGAGAAGCTTGAGAGGGAGAGACTGGAGGAAGAGAACAATCTGTTGCGGGCAAAAGTAAGAGCTATTGACTCCACAGATGAGATTAAAGATCTCTATAAGGACGCCATCAATGCGTTTCGTATATACAGTGGACAGGGTAACGATGATGATTAGGACATATTCGGAATTATCAAAATTGAAGACTTTTAAAGAACGATACGAGTATCTTCGTTTGGGCGGAGTCATCGGGGCAGACACGTTTGGGTTTGACCGATATCTGAATCAGATTTTCTATCGGTCTATGGAGTGGAAGTCAGTTCGTGATTTTGTGATTGTGAGAGATAACGGATGTGACCTCGGAATAGAAGGTCGTGAGATATGTGGGAAGATATTGATTCACCATATGAATCCGATTTCCGTGGAGGATATTTTAAAGAGAAGCGATTTTCTTTTAAATCCAGAATTTCTCATCTCAACAATTCTTACAACACATAATGCCATTCACTATGGAGATGAAAGTCTTCTTGTCACAGAACCTATTGTTCGAAGCAGAAACGATACATGTCCCTGGAAACATTGATGGAGAGGAGGTTATAGCGATTATGGAAAGCATACTGACATCAATTAAAAAGATGCTGGGTATTACAGAAGAGTATGAGCACTTTGATTCAGATCTTATCATACATATCAATTCAGTATTTATGATCTTGACGCAACTTGGTGTTGGTCCACCATCTGGATTCTCTGTTCAGGATAAAAGTGCTACATGGAAAGAATTCATTTCTGACGAGACAAAGTTGCAATTGGTAAAGTCGTATATGCAGATGAAGGTAAAGCTCCTGTTCGATCCGCCTTTGAGTTCCGCTGTAATGGCGTCTATGGAAAAGATGATTGCTGAGGCGGAGTGGAGACTGAATGTTGCAGCGGAAACTGACGAAGAAAAGTCCGAAGAACACGAGTCCTACGATGGCGAGTATAGGGTAACACCGAAAGCATTCCAATCTCAAATGCTGGATACTGAGAATAAAGTTCTGGATCGAAATATTGTGGTAACAGAAGTTCCGTATTACGAGACTGGGAACGCAGCAAACGGAGTGACATCATATATCGCAAAGGAGGGAGATTCAAAATGAGTAATGAAGCATTACTACAGCATCACGGGATTCTTGGGATGAAATGGGGCGTCCGAAGAACTCCAGAACAACTTGCAAGAGCAAGTGGAAAGAAGACGAGTTCCGATGATGAGGTGAAGAAGATGTCTGATTCGGAACTCCGCTCAAAGATCAACCGTCTTCAAATGGAAAAGCAGTATAAACAGCTTACCAGTTCAGAAATTTCTGTCGGTAGAAAGTTTGTACAGGATGTGCTGACCAATGCCGCAAAGCAGACCGCCACCAATTATGTATCGAAGTACATGACGAAGGGAATTGACGCGGTCATCAAGAAAGCAACAAGCAAGTAGGTGATTCAATTATGGCATTATCAAACACTGCCGTTCCCAAATACTACGGCATGTTTCGGGATGCCGTAATCAGGGGAGAGATACCGGTTTGTAAAGAAATCTCTATGGAGATGAACCGAATTGACGACCTAATAGCCAATCCTGGTATTTACTATGATGACCAGGCCGTCGAAGGATGGATTGCCTATTGCGAATCAGAACTAACATTGACGGACGGTTCTGATTTGAATTTGCTGGACTCGTTTAAATTGTGGGGTGAGCAGCTTTATGGATGGTACTACTTCGTCGAACGAAGTGTGTGGGAGCCAAGTTCTGACGGACATGGCGGCCGATATGTGAATAAAAGAATCAAGCAGCGTCTGACGAAGAAACAATATCTTATCGTTGGGCGAGGAGCTGCTAAATCTTTGTATGACACCTGTGTTCATTCCTACGGGCTGAATATCGACACATCCACGACTCATCAAGTCACGACAGCTCCTACCATGAAACAGGCGGATGAAGTAATGTCACCTTTTCGCACTGCGATTACAAGGTCGAGAGGTCCATTGTTCCGGTTTCTGACAGAGGGCTCTTTGCAGAATACGACTGGTTCTAAAGCAAAGAGAATGAAATTGGCCTCCACCAAAAAGGGTATTGAGAATTTTCTCACAGGTTCGCTTTTGGAAGTGCGGCCAATGTCCATCGCAAAGCTTCAGGGATTACGACCTAAGATTTCTACAGTGGATGAGTGGCTGTCCGGTGATACCAGGGAAGATGTGGTGGGCGCTTTAGAGCAAGGAGCATCGAAATTGGATGACTATATCATTGTTGCCACGAGTTCAGAGGGAACAGTGAGAAATGGAGCAGGCGATACAATCAAAATGGAGTTGATGGACATTCTTAAAGGAGAATATGTCAATCCACATGTTTCCATTTGGTGGTATAAGCTTGATTCCATTGATGAAGTTGGAAATCCAGACATGTGGTTGAAGGCGAATCCCAATATCGGTAAAACGGTAAGCTATGAGACCTATCAGCTCGATGTGGAAAGAGCAGAGAAGTCTCCGGCGGCCAGAAACGATATCTTGGCTAAGAGATTTGGATTGCCGATGGAGGGCTACACCTATTACTTCACATATGAAGAAACTCTTCCTCATAAGAAGAGAAGCTATTGGCAGATGCCCTGCTCTTTGGGAATTGATTTGTCGCAGGGGGATGACTTCTGTGCTTTTACGTTCCTTTTCCCGTTATCGAATGGTTCCTTTGGAGTTAAAACCAGGAACTACATTTCTTCATCGACTCTGATGAAACTTCCGGCAGCAATGAGAATTAAATACGACCAATTCATGGATGAAGGAAGCCTGATTGTCCTAGAGGGAACCGTTTTGGATATGATGGAAGTCTATGAAGATTTGGATAACCATATCGCAGAATTTGGCTATGACGTTCGTTGCTTGGGGTATGACCCGTACAACGCAAAGGAGTTCATTGAGCGATGGTCTTCTGAAAATGGCCCGTTTGGAATCGAAAAGGTAATACAGGGTGCTAAGACAGAATCCGTTCCTTTGGGAGAGTTAAAGAAACTTTCTGAGGAGCGGATGCTTTTGTTTGATGAAGAACTTATGACCTTTACAATGGGGAACTGTATCGTTATGGAAGATACGAATGGAAATCGTAAATTGCTGAAAAAGCGATATGACGCAAAGATTGATGCTGTGGCAGCTATGATGGATGCGTTTGTTGCTTTCAAGCTGAACAGAGATGCTTTTGAATAGGAGGTGACGATTTCAAAATGGAAGTTTCAATTGGTTCCAGGATTAAACATGCCTGGAACGCTTTTTTAAATAGAGACCCAACAGGTTTCTATCGGGACATAGGGGTTGGATATTCGTACAGGCCCGACCGTCCAAGACTCACAAGAGGAAATGAAAGATCTATCGTTACCTCTGTATATAATCGAATCGCATTGGATTGCGCTTCAATTAACATTCAACATGTCCGTCTGGACGACTCCGAAAGATTTCTTGAAAAAATTTCTTCGGGGCTAAATGATTGTCTGAATTTATCAGCCAACATTGACCAGACTGGACGAGCTTTCCTTCAGGATGTTGTTTTGTCAATGCTTGATGAGGGATGTGTGGCGATTATCCCGGTGGATACGGATGATGACCCTGACACTACAGGCTCCTATAAAATCGAGACAATGCGAACCGGGAAGATTCTGGAATGGTTTCCGAATCATATCAAAGCAAGAGTTTATAATGAGCGGACTGGATTAAAGGAAGACATTGTAGTTCCAAAAGATACGGTTGCTATTATTGAAAATCCGCTTTATGCGGTGATGAATGAGCCAAACTCAACGATGCAGCGTTTGATAAGAAAACTGAATTTATTGGACGTTGTTGATGAGCAGAGCAGTTCAGGAAAACTCGATTTAATTATCCAGCTTCCCTATGTGATAAAAACAGAAGCAAGGCGTCAACAGGCTGAGAAGAGGCGTGTCGAGATTGAGCGTCAGTTGGCCGGTTCTAAATATGGTATTGCGTATACCGATGGTACGGAGCGAATCACACAGTTGAATCGTTCTGTGGAAAATAATCTGATGAAGCAGATTGAATATCTAACGAGTATGCTATACAGCCAGTTAGGTATCACTCAGAGCATATTGGATGGTTCCGCAGACGAGAAGACCATGCTGAATTACTACAACCGTACTATTGAGCCGATCATTTCAGCAATCGTTGACGAAATGAAACGTAAGTTCCTTACTAAAACAGCCAGGTCTCAAAAGCAATCGATTCTGTTCTTCCGTGACCCCTTCAAACTTGTACCAGTAGCTGATCTGTCAGAAATTGCTGACAAATTCACAAGAAATGAGATTATGACATCAAACGAAATTCGCCAGATTATTGGTATGAAACCGTCTGATGATCCAAAAGCTGATGCGCTGAAGAACAGCAATATCAGTGAGGCCAAATCTGATCCTTCAAACGGTAGTTCTGATGTCGAATCCAATGAAAGTGATGCCGGAGCCGATTATGACAGTATCGTAAACGAGCTGCTTGACGGTCTTGAAAAGGAGATTGATGAAATTATAGGAAGCTATGTTTCGGATGATGAGGAGGAGACATAATGGATATTAACGAGCCTCTTCAACACTATGCATCTCCTTATTACGACCCGGTGAAAGCTCATGAATATTATATGAGAACCAGAGAACTCAAAGGGCGTCGTTCCACAACGAAGCTTAACGATGAGGGAAAGAAAGTCTGGGCTTATACAAAAAATGAGATTTCTGGTGAGAAGAAAGAAAAGGTAAAAGAAGAACAGGAAAAACGGAAACAAAAAATTGCTGAGCTGAGAGCAAAGGCCAAGGCGACCCGAGAGCAGATCTCGGCTAAATTAAAGGAACTGAATACTCAGCTTACCGAGGAATCTTCGTCAAGAAGGAGTAGGGTTGACTCCCGTAAAAAATCTGATTTGGAGGATATTGGAGAAGAAGCAGAAGACCAGAAAGAGCGTATCGATGAAAAGAAGAATACTGAGATCGAACGCTTAATGGCAATAGAAATTCCATCCGGGTTATCCAAAGAGGAAAGGGCAAAGCGAGTAGCGGAGCGAAATGAGAAAATCGCAAAGCTTCGTGATGATGCCAGCGAGGATAAATCTAAGGTGAGTGAGCAGGCGAAAGCTGAAAAGGAAGAGGTGAGAACTTCCGCAAGTCTTAAGAAGAAGCGAATTACCGAGGACACCAAAGAAGAAAGGGCTGATAATTCTGCGAATGCTAAATCGGAAAGAGAAAAAGTTAGTACAGAGTTAAAGGCTGCCGTTACCGCCGCAAGGGAAGCTTATAAAGGGGCAAAAGAAAATCTTGATGCCACTTATGAAGATCTTTATCAGCAAGAATTTGACAAGATAGCTTCCGAATATAAAGCGGTAAAGAAGAGGAAACGGAGGAAGTAGCAATGGCTTTCGCACAATACTGATAGAAGGAGTGATTTTCAAAATGGAGAAATACGATTTTAGTGGTTGGGCCACTAGAAACGATCTTCTTTGCACCGATGGCCGTACCATCAAAAGGGATGCGTTTAAGAACCAGAATGGACAAACTGTTCCACTAATTTGGGGACATAATCATTCCGATCCCAATCGTGTACTCGGTCATGGGGTACTGGAAAATCGTGATGAGGGCGTTTATGCCTACTGTAGTTTCAATGACAGTGAATCCGGACAGGCAGCGAAGAAGCTAGTTAAGCACGGAGATGTTCGTTCACTTTCTATTTGTGCCGGTCAGCTTAAACAGGCCGGAGCGAATGTGATGCATGGCGTTATCTATGAACTGAGCCTTGTTCTGGCTGGAGCTAATCCGGGAGCTTTCATTGATTCTGTTATGGCTCACGGTGAGACTTCAGAAGACCGTACCATTATTGGATATGACGAGAACATTATGATTTATCATTCCGCCGAGGAGGATGACAAATCCGAGGAAAAGAAGACGGAGGAGAAATCCAAATCTAAGGAAGATAAGACTTCTGAAGAAAAAACTGAGGAAGATGACGAGACAATTGAGCAGGTATTTAATACCCTCAACGAAAAGCAGAAAAATGTGGTTTATGCAATGATCGGACAGGCTATTGGGGAAACCGATAAGCCTGAAGATAAAAATGATGACGATTCTAAAGGAGGAAATACCGAGATGAAGCATAATGTGTTTGACAACGATAAGAAAAACGAAACCGGTGGCTTTCTGACGCATTCCGCACAGGAAGACATCATCAAGGTGGCGAAGACCAGCCAGGTTGGTACTTTCCAGACAGCGCTTCAGCTTTATGCGGAGCAGAACGGTCTTCAGCATGATGCTGTCAGCGGCGGATTTGTTCAGACCGGCGACGGAAATGTGACGAGTCTGTTCCCGGAATATCAGGAAGTGCGTCCGGGGGCTCCTGAACTCATTACCAATGACCAGGGCTGGATTACTAATGTGATGAAGAAAGTACATAAGAGCCCGATTTCCAGAATCAGAACCAGCCAGACCGATATTCGCGGTATTGATACACTTCGCGCCAGGGGCTACAAGAAAGGAAAAGAGAAGAAGCAGGCCGGAAATTTCAAGTTGGTACGCAGAACCACCGATCCGCAGACCGTTTATGTGAAGAATGCTCTGCATCGCGATGACATTGTCGATATCACGGATTTCGATTATGTAAAGTATCTGTATGACATCGACCGCCTGATGCTCAATGAAGAGCTGGCTATTGCGATGATGCTGGGGGACGGTCGTGATGATGGTGATGAGGGTAAGATCGATCCGGATAAGATCAGACCTATCTGGACCGATGATGACCTGTATACCATTCATGCAGATTTGGATGTTGCCGCCGCAAAAAAGGAACTTCAGGGTACTAATACCGGCGTGAACTTTGGCGAGAACTATATTTACGCTGAAGCAATGATCAATGCGGTTTTGTATGCAAGAGAGGATTATAAGGGTACTGGCACTCCCGATATGTACATCACTCCTCACATGCTCAATGTAATGCTCCTGGCTCGTGATATGAACGGCCGCCGCATTTATAGCTCTAAATCGGAGCTGGCTTCTGCTCTGAATGTCGGGGAAATCCATACGGCTGAGCAGTTTGAAGGCAAGACCCGTAAGACGGACGACAGCAAGACCAAGAAGCTGCTTGCTATCATCACGAACCTGAACGACTACTCTCTTGGCGCTACGAAGGGCGGCGAAGTTACCCACTTCACACAGTTCGATATCGACTTTAACCAGGAGAAGTCCCTTCTGGAGACAAGATGCTCCGGCGCTCTGACCAGAGTGTACTCTGCAATTGCGATTGAAGAGGACGTAACGGTAAACCCCTAATCGACTTCTCCGTTAGTCCCGAAGATGGAGAAGTCAATCTACTCGGGAAAACAGTAAAATCGTTACAGGAGAATATTGTTATCGGAGAGTCCGAGATTACCGGTACATTGAAGCATGTTACTGGATACACGGGATTCAGCAGTAATACCTCTGAGCAGGAAGGAAACTATCTTGCTTTGAAAGTGGACGCTGATTCGGAAGATGCGGTTGTGACCATCGAACTCGTAGGCGGCACGAAAGGACCGGTTACGCTCGATGACGACATGAACATCGTACTCCTTATTAAGAATAAGGATACTCAGAGCATTAAGGTGACGGTAGACGATGGGAAAGATTCCGCTACGAAGACATATGGACTTACCAGATTGATTTTGGAGACAGAGTAAAGGAGAAAATTCAAAATGGCAAAGTTTTTTGGGAAAATCGGTTATGCAGTATCAAAGGATGTTCGTCCGGGGGTTTGGGATGGGGAAATTACTGAGCGAGAGTATTTCGGCGATTTGATTCGGAATACCAGTCGGTATCAGACTTCCGATAAACTCAATGACGATATCAACATTTCCAATGAGATCAGCATTGTGGCCGATCCTTTTGCTTATCAGAATTTTCACGCAATGCGGTATGTCGAGTTCATGGGAGAGAAGTGGAAGATTTCCAGCGTTGAAGTACAGTATCCGCGTCTGATTCTGACGGTAGGAGGTGTATATAATGACTGATCGACGACTCGCATTCCACAATCTACTGTGCGAGATTTTATCTTGCCCGATAGAAGGCGAACAGTGCCGATGTTATTTTCAGCCTCCGGAATCTATTAAGATGAATTACCCCGCCATTGTATATAGCCTTGATGATATAGACAAGACATATGCAAACGACGGGGTATATTTATCTAATCGAAGATATGCCGTTACCGTTATTGATAAAGATCCGGATACATCCTTGGTGCGGAAAGTAACGAATTTACCGATGAGCCGGTTTGACCGGCATTTCAAAAAAGATAACCTGAATCACTACATTTTTAATGTGTATTTCTAAGATTGGAGGAATAATTCAATGAGTAAGCTTATTTGGGATAAAGTTGGGGAACGCCTCTACGAAACTGGTGTTGATCATGGTGTTCTCTACCCGATTCAGACGGGTGGACAGTATAACAAAGGCGTTGCTTGGAACGGTCTGAGCGCGGTGACAGAGAGTCCTTCCGGGGCAGAGCCTTCCCCGATCTATGCGGATAACATCAAGTATTTGAACCTGATGTCCGCAGAGGATTTCGGCGGAACGATTGAGGCTTATACTTCTCCGGATGAATTTGCGGAGTGTGACGGTTCCGTCGAAGTCGCTCCTGGTGTCTTTGCAGGACAGCAGAGCAGGAAGCAGTTTGGACTTTCTTATCGCACCATTCTTGGCAATGATGTAGATTCCAATGACTATGGTTATAAGCTGCATCTTGTTTATAATTGCCTTGCCTCTGTTTCTGAGAAAGGCTATACCACTGTGAATGACAGCCCGGAGGCAATCGCTCTGTCCTGGGAATTCAGCACGACTCCGGCGGAGATTGCGAAGATAATCGATGGTAAGAAGCTGAAACCCACCGCAATCCTTACACTGGATTCTACTAAGATTGATGCGAAGAAGCTGGCAGCTCTGGAAGAAATCCTGTATGGTAAAGACCCGACTACTCCAGAGGGTAACGATGGCGTTGATCCCAGACTGCCGTTTCCTGATGAAGTGATTGAACTTCTGGCTGCTGAAGACCTCCCTTAATGAGCCTTTCTGTTAAGCCTGAAGACGGAGAGGCTGTTTTATTTGGAAAAGCAGTGAATGAATTGCAGAGTGATGTGGTTGTTGCTGATGATGAAGTGACAGGCACTCTGAAGTATGTCAATGGTTATGTTGATTTCAGTAGTAATACTTCTGAGCAGGAAGGAAATTACCTGGCTCTCAAGATTGAGGCTGAGCCGGCTGAAGCAGAGACGGTTGTTGAGCTCGTAGGCGGTACTAAGGGACCGGTTGCGCTAGATGACGACATGAACATCGTACTCCTTATCAAGAATAAGGATACTCAGAGCATTAAGGTGACTACCACACACAACGAGGAAAGCATCACGAAGACTTATGGTCTTTCTGGGCTTACCTTGGAAACAGAATAACGTATAGGAAGCCTCGTATTCAATGTGCGGGGTTTCTTTTTATTTGAAAGGAGAAAAATTATGCTGAAGAAAACCATTCCCTATATCGATCTGAACGGTGTCGAAAGAAAAGAGGATTTCTATTTCCATCTGTCAAAGCCGGAAATTGTCAAGATGCAGACAAGCGTGAAGGGCGGCTATGATGTACAGCTCAAAAGTATTGGTGCCGGCGCTGATGGCGGCCAGATTATGGAATTCTTTGAAGATCTCATTAAGAAAGCTTACGGTGTCAAGAGTGAAGATGGCCGTCGCTTTATGAAGTCTGAGGAGATTTCCAGATCCTTTATGGAATCTCCTGCTTATGAGATTCTCTTTGAGGAACTGGTTACGAATGACAAGACAGCAGCAGACTTTGTGAATGCGGTGATGAACATCGGCAATTCTGCCACAGCTCCTGCAATTGCAGCAAACACTCAGAATTAAAGGAGAGGTGAGAGATGCTCCGAATCACAATACCATCCACGGAATTCTGGGATGAGGTGAAGCAAGAGTTTGTTTACACAAAGGCTCAGACCTTGCAATTGGAGCATTCTCTTGTTTCTCTTTCAAAATGGGAATCGAGATGGAATAAGCCGTTTCTGACGAAGCAGGAAAAAACTTTGGAAGAAACCATCGATTATGTAAAATGTATGACTCTTACACAGAACGTGAACCCGGAAGTTTATAACTATCTGACAAACAGCAATATCAATGAGGTCAATCGGTATATTGCTCTTCCTATGACTGCCACCCGGTTTTTCGAGGAAAAAAAAACGCAGGGAAGCAGAGAGCAGATTACGGCAGAACTCGTTTATTACTGGATGATAGCTTTAAACATTCCATTTGAATGTCAGAAATGGCATCTCAATAAACTGTTTACTTTGATAAGAGTATGCGATGTGAAGAGCAGGCCGCCGAAGAAACATAGCCGCAGAGAAATTATGAAACGGAATGCGGCACTAAATGCGGCCCGTAAAAAGAAATGGAATACGAAAGGGTGATTACTATGAGTAACAGCAGCTTGGTTAATTGTACGGTAAAAAGTCCAAACCATAGTGGAGCCAGAACGCATTCAATCGACCGGATCACTCCGCATTGTGTGGTCGGTCAGCTTTCAGCGGAATCTATTGGGGGCTGCTTTGACAGTAGTAACGTACAGGCTTCTTGCAACTATGGAATTGGTAGTGACGGACGTGTGGTTCTTTGCGTGGATGAAGCAAACAGAAGCTGGTGTTCTTCCAGCAATGCGAATGATCAGCGTGCTGTGACAATTGAATGTGCCAGTGATATGACTCATCCGTATGCCATGACTGATGCAGTATATGAAAAGCTGGTTGCTCTGTGTGTTGACATCTGCCGGAGAAATGGTAAGACAAAACTCCTTTGGTTTGGCGACAAGGACAAATCTCTGAACTACAGTCCCAAATCAAACGAGATGATCCTTACGGTTCATCGGTGGTTTGCCAACAAATCTTGTCCTGGGGATTGGCTGTATTCCAGGCTGGGGAATCTTGCGAATCGGGTAACTGCTCAGCTTGGCGGAAGTACGACTGACAGCGTCCAGAAAACCTACAAAACTGGACTTTACAAAGTCAACATCGGTGATTTGAATATTCGCAAAGGCCCTGGGACGAATTACGGAACCAATGGGATGATTACTGACCGAGGTACTTACACGATTACTGAAATTCAGAACGGTTACTGGGGCAGGTTGAAATCCGGTGCAGGATGGATCAGCGTTCATGAAGCTTACTGTACCTATAAAGGCGCAGTTTCTTCTGATTCTGGTGGATCAGTAGAGAAGCCTTCTGGAAATTTTCTGGTTCAGGTGGACATTTCCGATCTGTATATCCGTAAAGGTCCCGGAACGAATTACGGAACCAATGGTTTCTGTCCGAAAGGAGTCTACACCATCGTTGAGGTTAAAACCGGTGCTGGTTCTAATGCTGGATGGGGTAAGTTGAAATCCGGAGCAGGATGGATCTCACTGGATTACGCAACTCGAATTTAAAGAGGACGCACGATGATAAGTTTCAGACAAAAGGGTGACTTCTCCAAGTTGACACGCTTTCTGGAGAGAGCAAAAGAAGCGGTTCACATCGGAGACCTGGACAAGTTTGGTAAAGAGGGAGTAGCCGCCCTTGCGTCTGCAACACCAGTGGATTCTGGGGAGACGGCGAATTCCTGGTATTACGAAATTGAGAATCGGAAAGGTTCAGTTACAATTTCATTTCATAATTCAAATGTTCAAAATGGAGTTCCAATCGCTGTTATTTTGCAGTATGGACACGGAACTCGAAACGGCGGCTGGGTACAGGGGCGAGATTACATCAATCCTGCTATCCAGCCTATTTTTGACAAAATTGCAAATAACGCATGGAAGGAGGTTACTAAGCTATGAGTAAGACGATTGATGAAAGAGTCGTTGAAATGCGATTCGATAACAAACAGTTTGAGCAGAATGTTCAGACCAGTATATCTTCAATTGAAAAGCTCGAAAAAAGCTTAAAATTGAAAGGTGCCTCCAAAGGATTGGATGACGTTAATGCCGCAGCAAAAAATTGCAATATGACTCCGCTTTCCAATGCGGTCGAAACCGTAAAGATGCGGTTTTCGGCGTTGGAAGTCATGGCAGTTACGGCTCTGGCGAACATCACAAATTCAGCGTTAAATGCTGGTAAAAATATTGTTTCTGCACTGACAATCGATCCAATTAAGACTGGATTTCAGGAGTATGAAACACAGATCAATGCAGTTCAGACCATTCTTGCTAATACACAGAGCAAGGGGACAACCATTGACCAGGTAAATGCTGCTCTTGATGAGTTGAACAAATACGCTGATCAGACGATTTACAATTTTACGGAAATGACCCGTAACATTGGCACTTTCACGGCTGCCGGTGTTGACTTGGATAAATCAGTAACATCAATCAAAGGTATTGCCAACTTAGCAGCAGCTTCGGGTTCTAATGCTTATCAGGCCAGTACCGCTATGTATCAGCTTTCGCAGGCGATTGCAGCGGGCAAGGTTAGTTTGCAAGACTGGAATTCCGTTGTAAATGCGGGAATGGGCGGTCAGCTATTTCAAGACGCCTTAACTCGAACCGCAGAACATTTCGGAACCAACATGGATGCGATGATTGAACAGTATGGTTCATTCCGAGCTTCTCTGACCGAAGGTGGATGGCTGACAACAGAGGTGTTGACCGAAACTCTGACACAGTTGTCTGGAGCTTACTCAGAAGCAGATCTTATCGCTCAGGGATATACCGAAGAACAAGCTAAAGAGATTACAAAACTGGCTCAGACAGCATTGGATGCAGCTACCAAGGTAAAGACATTCACGCAGTTATGGGACACCCTGAAAGAATCGGTTCAGTCTGGTTGGACTCAGAGTTGGGAAATCATCATTGGTGATTTCGAAGAGGCAAAAGAACTTTTAACTGAGGTTAGCAACGCCCTTGGCAACATGGTAAATGCTTCTGCCGAAGCGAGAAATAAGATGTTGCAGGATTGGAAAGATCTTGGCGGACGAACTGCGTTGATTGAAGCGGTAAGGAATGCTTTCGAGGGTGTTTTAAGCATTATAAAGCCAGTTAAAGAAGCGTTTAGAGAAGTCTTTCCGCCGATGACCGGAGAACAGCTTTACAATCTCACTGTAGGATTACAGGAACTTACCGAAAAATTCAAAATGGGCGAAGAAACAGCGAATAACCTGAAGAGAACATTCAAAGGGGTATTCGCTTTATTTGATATTGGACTTCAAGGTGTCAAAGCGCTTGTTGGTGGATTTGCAGATCTGATTGGTTATGTGGCTCCGGCCGGAGATGGAATTCTCGGGTTTACGGCCAGCATTGGAGATTTCATTGTTGGTATTGATGAAGCTATTAAATCGTCTGATGCCTTTAACAAAGCTATCGAAGGAATCGGGAATTTCCTGAAACCAATTGCGGATGGAATAAAGACTTTTGTAAAAACAGTTGCCGATGCGTTCAGCGAGTTTGCGAATGTTGATACCAGTGGTCTCGATAATTTTGCGGATAAGGTACAGACTCGGTTTGAACCGTTTGTAAAATTAGGAGAGTTGGTAAAGAAGGCATTTGAAGGAATTATTGGGATTGTCGAGAAGGCAGCGCCTGTTTTATTGAAGCTGGGTTCCATTGTCGCAAATGCGTTTGGAAACCTTGGGGAAGCAATTCTCACAGCATTTGATACCGCAAGTTTTGACCCAATTTTGGATTTAATCAATACCGGATTGTTTTCTGCAATTCTAATCGGGGTGAAAAAGTTTATTGACTCTCTATCGGAAATCACCGAAAACGGCGGCGGAATTCTTGGTTCATTCAAAGATATTTTGGATGGAGTTAAGGGGAGTCTTGAAGCATGGCAGTCAAGTCTGAAAGCTGGCACTCTTCTGAAGATTGCCGGCGCTATGGCAATCCTGACCGCAGCGATTGTGGCGTTATCCCTGGTTGATTCCGAAAAGCTGAATGCGTCCTTGGGAGCTTTGAGTGTTCTGTTCGTCGAACTGCTTGGTTCAATGGCCATCTTTGAAAAGATAATGAACGGAGCGGCAATCAAAGGAATGGGCCAGTTGACCATTGCGATGATTGGGATGTCTACCGCTGTTCTTATTCTTGCAGGCGCAGTTCAGAAATTATCCGGTTTGGATTGGGATGAGCTTCTGAAAGGATTGGTTGGCGTTGCCGGGTTATCCGCTATTCTGGTAGCATCTGCAACAGCGCTTTCCAAAACATCGAAGGGGCTGATAAAAGGTTCAGCCGGTTTGGTAGTATTTGCGGCAGCGATTCGAGTTCTTGTAGGAGCAGTTGAAGATTTAGGAGCTTTGGATGTGGGCTCTTTGGCTAAAGGTCTAATCGGAGTCGGCGTTCTTTGCACAGAACTGGCGTTGTTCCTGAAGGCTACAGATTTGGATGGAATGGGTGTTCTGAAAGGAACCGGATTGGTTCTTCTTGCAGCGTCCATCAATATTCTGGCGGATGCGGTTAAGGCATTTGGAGATCTGGACACTTCAAACCTGATTCAAGGACTATCTGCGGTTGCCGTGGTTCTTACCGAACTGGCGGTATTCACCAAAGTTACGGCTAACGCGAAGCATGTAGTTTCCACCGCTACAGCGATGACGATTCTTGGAGCAGCCATGCTCGTGTTTGGAGAAGCAGTGAAAAAGATGGGGAACCTGACTTGGGGAGAGATTGGACGAGGTCTTACCACGATGGCCGGTTCTCTGGCGGCCGTGACAGTTGCGATGAATCTACTTCCAAAAGGAATGGTGTCGAAAGCGACTGGAATGGTAGAGGTCGGTGCAGCATTACTCATTATCGGCGAAGCAGTCCGAAATATGGGCGGAATGTCCTGGGATGAAATCGCCAGAGGACTGGTAACCCTTGCAGGTTCCATGACCATTCTTGTTGTGGCACTCAACGCAATGAAAACTGCACTTCCGGGTGCGGCAGCGGTTCTTACCGTGTCCGCTGCATTGGCGATATTTACCCCGGTTCTCAAGTCATTGGGGAATATGTCTTGGGAGAGCATCGCCAGAGGGTTGGTGGCACTGGCAGGTTCTTTCACGGTTCTCGGTGTCGCAGGAGTGGCATTAGGGCCATTGACCCCAGCTATTTTAGGACTTTCGGCCGCCATTGCTGTGTTGGGAGTAGGATGTCTGGCCGCAGGTGCTGGCATTCTCGCATTTTCCACTGGACTTTCTGCTTTGGCAGTATCTGGAGCGGCGGGAGCAGCATCTCTAGTAGTGGCAGTATCCAGTATTCTCAGTTTGATTCCGTTGCTGTTCGAATCTATCGGGGAAGGAATCCTTTCTCTTGCTGGAGTAATCGCAAATGGCGGGCCAGCTATTGCCGAGGCATTTACAGTATTGGTTCTTGCCGCAGTCGATGCTTTGGTTACGGCTGTACCAGCAGTTGTGGACGGGCTATTTGTCCTGATCGACAGTGTCCTTTCGGCTCTGGTCGAACACACACCGACCATCGTGGAGCAGTTATTCGATATTCTGATTGGGATTATTCAGGCTATCACAACGAAACTACCGGAATTGATTAAAGCTGGCGTAGAGTTACTGATGGCTTTCTTTGACGGGGTAATCGACGCCTTGAGTGGTATTGATGTGAATGTACTCATCAAAGGAATCGCTGGAATTGGTTTGCTCTCAGCAATTATGCTTGCTCTCAGTGCTGTTGCTTCCTTGGTACCTGGGGCTATGGTTGGTGTTCTCGGAATGGGTGCAGTCATTGCGGAGTTGGCATTGGTTCTGGCGGCTGTCGGCGCTCTGGCTCAGATTCCTGGGTTGGAATGGCTTATCGGTGAGGGCGGAAATCTTCTTCAGGGAATTGGTACTGCGATTGGTAAATTTGTCGGTGGCATTGTTGGCGGCTTCATGTCTGGAGTCTCCAGTCAGTTCCCTCAAATTGGCGCAGACCTTTCTGCATTTATGACGAATGTGCAGCCATTTATCGAAGGTGCTACACAGCTTAATCCTTCCATGCTGGACGGTGTGAAAGCATTGGCGGAAACCATCCTTATCCTGACAGCAGCCGATATTCTGAACGGATTGACTTCCTGGCTTACAGGGGGATCTTCCCTGAGCGATTTTGCTACCCAACTCGTTCCCTTTGGTGAAGCGATGCGGGATTTCTCCATTGCCATTGCCGGTATGGACGGGGAATTGGTGGCAAATGCGGCTACTGCCGGAAGGACGCTTGCGGAGATGGCGGCAACTCTTCCGAATTCTGGAGGGGTTATCGGATTCTTCACAGGCGAAAATGATATGAGCGCATTCGGAGCTCAGCTTATTCCGTTTGGCGAGGCGATGATGGGATTTGCAAATGCCGTAAGAGGACTGGATGCTGACACCGTAACGAATGCTGCTACCGCAGGAAAGGCCATGGCTGAAATGGCAACCACAATTCCGAATTCCGGAGGCGTGGTAGGTTTCTTTGCCGGTGAAAATGACATGGATGCGTTTGGTGAGCAGCTTGTACCGTTCGGCGAGGCAATGATGCTGTTCTCACAGGCTGTAAAAGGTCTGGATGCAAATGTGATCGTGGAATCCGCTACGGCGGGAAAGGCGTTAATCGAATTGGCAAATACTGTTCCCAACAGTGGCGGTGTCGTGGGCTTCTTTACAGGAGAGAACGACATGGACACGTTCGGGGAGAAGTTGGTGCCATTTGGCAGAGCGATGAAATCCTACTCTGACGCAATTGCAGGTATTGATGTGGAGGCCGTTACAAATTCCGCAACGGCTGGCAAAGCAGTAGTTGAGTTGGCGAATACGTTACCGAATACGGGTGGATTGGTAAGCTGGTTTACAGGAGACAATGATATTGCCGCCTTTGGCACAAGTTTGGTTTCCTTTGGTAAGAGCTTCGCACAATATTCCGACTATATGAAAGATGTGGATGCGAACATCGTTACCACTACAACCAATGCTGCTACATCCATTGTTGAGCTTCAGAAAAGTCTTCCAAAAGAAGGCGGATGGTTCTCCGATGATATGACACTTGCCAGTTTTGGTAGTGATATGGCATCGTTCGGTTCCCATTTCAGTAATTATTACAACAGCATCAGCGGTATTGATACGACGTTGCTGTCCGGAGTGATTACCCAGACAAACCGGCTTGTAAGCATGGCAAATGGGATGGTCGGTCTGGACACAAGCGGTATGACTTCTTTCAGCTCTGCATTGACAACTCTTGGAGAAACTGGCGTAACCGGATTTATCAATGCGTTCAATAATGCAGAATCGAAAGTAACGGCTGCGGCTTCGAGTATGCTGTCGTCTTTCATCAATGGTGCAAATGCGAAGAAATCCGAACTGACAACAACATTCACCACGCTGGTTCAGGCTGTATTGACAGCTATCAACGGAAAGCAGGGCGAGTTCCAAACCAGTGGTTCCACACTTATGGTTAAATTTATCGCCGGAGTACGATCTCAGGATAGTCCTTCCAGAACAACCTTTACCAATATCGTTAGCGGTTGTTTGACTGCGATACGAAATAAGTACGGAGAATTCACATCAACCGGAACCCAGACAATGGTGAAGCTGATTGCCGGTATCAGATCGCAGGACAGTAGTGCGAGGATGGCGTTCACAACCATTATCAGTGCTTGCCTTACGGTGATTAAAAATAAGTATGCAGAATTTACCTCGACAGGTAGAGAGTGCATGGTTAAATTTATCGCCGGTGTGAGAAGCAAGGATAGTGAACTCCGGACCGCTTTTACAACGATGCTGAGTGGTTCCATAACCGCCATCAAAGATTATTATAGCCAGTTCAAATCTGCCGGCTCATACTTGGTCGATGGTTTCTGCGATGGTATCAGTGAAAATACCTGGAAAGCAGAAGCAAAAGCAAGAGCTATGGCAGCCGCAGCGGCTGAAGCAGCGGAAGACGAACTGGACGAGCATTCTCCTTCCAAACGCTTTTATGGAATTGGTAACTTTGCAGGAGTCGGCTTCATAAATGCGTTGATCGATAATGTCTCCAAGGCTGGAAAGGCTGGACGGGAAATTGCCAGATCTTCTATTGACGGGCTGAACGACATCATTTCCAGAATTGCAGATTATGTGGACGCAGATATGGATGTTCAGCCTACCATTCGACCGGTTCTTGACCTGTCCGCTGTGGAAGCAGGGACTGGAAGGCTGAATGCTTTGTTTAGCAGAAATCAGGCATTATCTGTCAGCACTGGGATGAATGACCGAGTTTCCGAGATAGAAGTTCAAAATGGAGAAAGTTCTCCTACAGGAAATACCTATCAATTCACGCAAAACAATTATTCGCCTAAGGCTCTGTCGAGAATTGATATTTATCGGCAGACAAAGAATCAATTTTCGGCGATGAAAGGGCTGGTGGGTAACACATGATTAGAGCAGTAACTGTAACTAATTATTTGGGCGAATCAAAAAGATTTGAATTAGCGTTCCCGGATGAATCCGGGTTCGCTGTTCAATCTATCAGTGGATTGGGACCGAGCAAGGCAGATATTAACACGACAGAAATCTCTACGAATGACGGCTCGCTGTATAACTCGGCAAGAGTAAATTCCAGAAATATTGTTATGTCTCTGAAACTGATGTTTAATCCTCAGATCGAAGACACAAGACATGACTCTTACAAATATTTTCCGATAAAGAAGAAAGTAACGCTTCTCATAGAGACAGATAATCGTATTTGTGAGACTTACGGTTATGTGGAATCAAATGAACCAGATATTTTCAGCAGCGATGAGACGACGCAGATTTCCATCGTGTGTCCTGATCCTTATTTTTATTCTGCTGGTCCGGATGGAACTAATACCACTATCTTCTATGGAGTGGAACCTCTGTTTGAGTTCGCTTTTTCGAATGAATCTTTAACCGAGTCCTTGATTGAATTTGGCGAGATTAAGAATGAAACTGAGCAGACGGTGTATTACTCCGGTGATGCCGAGATCGGGGTTGTGATTACCATCCATGCCATCGGAAATGTGAGAAACATCACGATTTACAATACCGGGACGAGAGAAGTAATGCGTATTGATACTGATAAATTGAAGCAGCTAACCGGTTCTGGAATGGTTGCCGGCGATGAAATCATTATCTCCACCATTAAAGGGGATAAATCAATTACGCTTCTTCGAAACGGTATCTACACCAATATTTTAAACTGCCTTGATAAAGATTCTGACTGGTTTCAGCTATCCAAAGGCGATAATATTTTCGCTTATGTGGTGGAAGAAGGAACGACCAATGTGCAGTTTAAGATTGAAAACAGAACAGCGTTTGAGGGGGTATAGTTATGGAATTGATTGTTCTGGACACTTCTCTGAAAATGCTTTCTGTGCTTGATACCTTTGAGTCTCTGATATGGACGGAGCGGTATTCTGCCTATGGAGATTTCGAGGTATATACAAGCATTAACGATTCTGTTCTTGAAATCCTGAAAGACGACTACTATCTCTGGCTGAAAGAATCCGACCAGACCATGATTGTCGAGGACAGAAAGATTGAGTCTGATGCCGAAAACGGAAACCACTTTACGGTCACTGGAAGGTCATTGGAATCCATTCTGGAGCGCCGCATTATTTGGAAGCAAACGATTCTGAGCGGAAACTTTCAAAATGGAATCAAAAAGCTGCTGGATGAGAATATCATCAATCCTTCCGATGCTTCCCGAAAGGTAGAAGGACTGATATTCGAGGCATCCACGGACCCGGCGATTACCGGACTGACGGTAGATGCACAGTTTACCGGAGACAATCTGTATGATGCCATTAAAAAGCTGTGCGATTCCAAGAATGTCGGTTTCCGAATCAAGCTGTCCGATGATAACAAGTTCGTCTTTAAGCTCTATGCAGGCGCAGATCGTTCTTACGACCAGTTTACGAATCCATATGTCATCTTTTCTCCAAAATTTGAGAATGTAATCAATACCAATTATCTGGAATCAAAGAAGACTTTGAAAACAGTTACTTTGGTTGCCGGAGAGGGGGAAGGAGCCGATCGGAGGACTACAACCGTGGCTTGTGCATCTGGTGCCGGAACAGGTTTGAATCGAAGGGAGCTTTATACGGATGCTAGGGATGTTTCTTCGACCGTGGATAATGAAACCTTGACGGACACTGAGTATAATGCACAGCTTTCTCAAAGAGGTTTAGAGAATCTGGCTGAGAACATCGCAACCAAATCCTTTGAGGGAAAGGTTGAATCAACGAGGATGTACCGATATGGAGAGGATTTCTTCTTAGGCGATATGGTACAGATTGTGAATGAATACGGAATTGAGGGGAAAGCTCGGGTAACGGAATTCATTCGCTCTCAGAGCAAAGAAGGACTCGACTCGTATCCGACATTCGTTACCGTAGAATAGCAGGAAAGGGGTGAAGAAAAATGAGTGTCACTTATGGGTTCTATAACTCAAAGAATAAAGATCGGAGATACGATGCCATTCAAATGTCAAGCATTTTTGGGTTCTTTCCAAAGTTAGTTGAATTTGTGTCTTAACTCAAGCCGCAATAGCTTCC